CATATTGTAGATGGCCAGACCATCCCAGACGTTGCCGCCGGGGCTGTTGATCTCGACCACCAAAGGGCCAGGGCCCACAGACTGCAGAGCATCGGAGAAGGCCTTGGCCGAAACACCGGAGCCACCGAACCAGTCCTCGCCGATCTGGTCGAAGATCTGGATCATGGCGGGCTCAGTCGCCGCCGCTCGGGGCTGGTAGGAAAGCCAGTTTGTGACCTTGGTCATGTCGTCTTCGATCTAGGTTTCCGCTTTTTCGGCGCCTTGGCAATAACCTGCTGACTAGGTTCAGCCGGGATTTCTTCAGGCATGGCGCCAGTGGGCTCGACCTCGGGCGTCGGCTCGGCCGGTTCAGGCGCGATTGGGAGCTTCTGGGCGGTCGAGATCTCGGAGACGTCGATGCCGTACTTCACGGCCAGATCCCGGATGTGCTTGGCCTGCTGGGCCTTGGCCTCGAGGGCCGAGCGCCAGTCGATGCCGCGGGCGCCGTAGATCTCGTCGTAGGTCGTCACGCCGGCCTCGAGCTCGGCGAGCTGGGCCGCCGAGTTGCGGCCGACGTCGACATTGGGGGCCCGGGGCGCCTGGATCGCCACCTCGTACCAGTCGTCCGGGGAATCCTGCAGGCTGGGGTCCACCCGGATGGCGTACTCCATGACATACTCCCAGATCCTACGGGCGGCCGAGGCCATCACCTGGTGCCGGCTGCGGAACCAGACCGACGACATATCGAGAGCTCCGCGGTACACGGTGCCCTGCATTCCCTCGGGGAAAACCAGAACGTAGGGGATGCCAACACCGGCACACACCTTTTCGGTGAGCTGGCGCCAGTATTCCCGCATATTCACGTTTGGGCGGTCGGCTTGGAACTGCTCGAACTCGTCGCCGCTTTTGAGAACCTTGACGGTCGAACCGAAAACATTCTCGTAGTAAGTCTGTGCCGTGCCCTGTGAACCAGCCACGCCGGAGCGCAGGCTGGTGGCCTGCACCTCGCCGGAGGCCGTCTTGATGACCTGGGCCACGCTCGAGGCGAGCTTGCAGCTTTCCATCTCGAGCTTCTGCAGGTCGTCGAGATCGTGCAGGTCGTTGATCACGCACGCCACGAACGGCAGGCCGCGGAGCTGGCCGGCACGCTGGGCCTCGTAGATGTGAATAATCGAGTCGGACGAGATCGACCGGATGTCCTGGAGCTGTCCCTGCTGCGATTCTTGCCCGATGTAGTAGGACAAGGCCCGGCCGGTCTTGGTGTCGAACCGGACGCCATCGAACACGTCGACGTCGTTCTCCTTGCCATTCGGAGTGGCCACCTGCTGCGGCTCAATGAGCTGCAGCCGGGGGCGCCCGGAGTCTCCCTTGGTCAAGAGGATGAAGGATTCGCCGTCGTAGAACCACCCGCGGGCAGCCAACGACATCAGGGTGCCGAACGATTGCCGGCTGCCGATATCCGGGTAACGGGACCAGGTATCCCACCAGCGCTTCGCCCGGAGGTTCCAGTCGGGGTCAGAGCTGGCCGGTTGAACCGAGAAATTGCTGCCGACGGTGTAGTTCTCGAACAGGTCACCGAGGCGGTTCATCACCGCGTTGTTCTGCTCGAAGAACCGGCTTTTCCGCACGATCTGCTGCCGGGTCGAGGCCGTGACATCGAACCGAACCGAGGTGTAGGACGTATCGAGGAACGAACGGCGGATTGAATTGGCCGCCCCCTCGTAACGATCAACGGGCTGTGACCTGAGCCTATGCAGGATATTGGCAAAGATTCCCATCAGGTGATTCCCGTTCTAAAGGTGCCTTCGCGTCGGAAGTTCGAGAAGTCACCGCCGTAGGACGTGGCCGCAATCAGCACCACGGCCATCAGCTTGTTGTAGATCTGGGCGTCGGTAGGGTTGGCAATGCCATCCTGGCCGAGGTAATACACGGCCAGATCGTAGTCGTTCAGCAGGCTTTCCCACATCTCGACCATTTCGGAAGGTGTCGGTCCGCCCTTGCCGGGCTCGGCGAACTCGACCGACACATCTGAGGATGATGTCGATCGGACAATCTGCCCGGACTCGATGACCGAGGATGCCGCGATGGACTTGGCCGACAGGGCAGCCAGAAGCGTCGAACCTCCGAGGGCCGAGTAAACAGCCCGCAGGTAGGAGCGCTTTATGGCAACGGTGAACGTGAACACCCGGCGGGAGAATGCATCTTCCAGGTGCCGGTGCAATAGGTTAGCAGAACATCATGCTTCGGAAGTCTGCACCAGGTCGTTCCAAAGCATCACCATGGCAAGCTGCATGATCTCGCAGTCGTGCAGGTGGTCCGGCCACTTCTGGTTGCGCTTGGTCCAGACGTGTTTGATCCGGCCCGCACGGTTGGCCACCGGCCGGAGCTGGTGGCTGTCGAGATGGCGCCAATACAGCTCCTGGTCGGCAAGGTAGGCGCCTTCGGCCTCGAGCACCGGAGGTGTCGGGCAGACTCCCCACTCCCGGTCGATGTCGCCTTTGCGCAGGCGGGAGAGCATATCGCGCAGGTGCTCGGTGTCGAACACCAGGAGGGGTTGCACCACGTCGGTGCGCATCGAGGATGACGTCGACAGTCCGAACGGGTGCACCGTGCCGCTCTGGGCAGTGAATCGGGCGCCGGTCTCCCGGCCTTTGAGCGGCAACCACCCGATGATCATGGGCTTGCGGAGGCCGCCTTCAGGCGGGTACCGGAGGCCGCACGGGTAGGTTATCGGGTTGGATGTGATCGTCGAATAGGCGCCGCAGGCATCGTACACCGCCTGCGTGTTGAACCCTGAGTCGATGCCGACATCCATGTCGTGCACCTCGAGCGCGATCTGCACCCGCCGGAGGGCCGCGAAGTCGTCGGCGTGGCCTGAAGCGATCAGCGTGGAGTTGCCGTCCTTCCATTCCCGGCACACCCACCACAGGAACGGCGCCACGGCCTGCACGTCGGCGGTCAGATACCGGCGGCCACCGTCGAGCTTCACCTCGACCGATGTTTCCGGGCGCTCCTGCTGCACGTCCTGCTGCTCCCAAGGCTCGGCCAGATTTCCATTGATGAAGCCCTGCAGGCCGCCCATCGACTGCTTGGCCTCGATGAAAGCCACGGCGAGGTGGCCCCAGGTGCATTTCCGGTCGGGGCTGTAGAGGCTGGAAAGATGGTAGGAGCGCACGCCGGGTAGCGCCCCGGGATTCTCCGGGATCCACCGGCCATGGCGCAGCGCTGCCACCTTGTGGGCGTCGGTGATCTTACCCTGACAGAGCTGGCAGACGTAATGCGCCGAGGCCCGGATCTTCGAGAGGTCGTGCTTGCCGTCCTCGGTCTTGTGGTCCTCCCATGTCACCTGCCGCCATTCCAGCCGGATGTATTCCTTGCAGTGCGGGCACGGCAGGTAGAACCGCCGCTGGTCGCCGCGGAGGAAGCGCTGCCAGATCCGGCCTTCGACCACGGTCGGCGTCGAGGTCATGAACGCCTTCGACGATGAGAACGATTTGAGGCGCTGCTCGGCCAGATCGAGTGCGTCGGCTTCCTTGGCTGTCGCTTCGGCGAACTTGTCCACCTCGTCGGCGATCAGCACCCGGACCGGGCGGCTAGCCAGGTTGGCCGGGCTGTTGGACCCCACAAAGGTCAGCGTCGACCGGGTGAAGTTCTGCTCGAGGTTGGTGATCTTGTCGGCCTCGGCCGGGAAGCATTCCAGCATGGCCGGGCTGTCCTCGAGCATCGGGAGCCACCGAGATTTTGAGAATGAACGAGCTAGGTTCTCAGTCGGCATCAGCCACAACGCCGGGCTCGGCTCGTTGGCGATCAGCCAGGCCAGGCCGGCCATTAGGGTGGTTGTTTTGGATGTCTGCGACCCCCAGCAGAGCGTCACCTCGGATACGCTGGTGTCCTTCCAGCATTCCATGGGCTCCCGGGTGTATGGTCGCACCGAGGTGCTGAATGGTCCCGGATGCTCGGTCTGCCGGGCGGTCAGCCGGAGGTTGGCCTCGGACCATTCGACGACGGTCTGCACCGGGGTCGGCTTGTAGAGGTTCCTCCGGTAGTCGAGCAGGTTGCGCTGCAGGTCGGTCAGGCTTTCCATGGGTCTGTATTGTGAAGGGTCTTGAGCGCCACCTCTTGCACCCAGCGGGAGAGCTCCCGCTCGGCGTGCTCCGGGTCGTGCGGTGCGATACGGCCGGAGAGTTGTTTCGGCATGGCCTTCAGCAACGAGGACACCGCCCCGTCGTGCTCCTGCATGACCTTCCGCACCCAGTCGCCGGAGACTAGGCGCCGTTCCTTCTCGGCCTGGGCGATCACCTCGTCCCGGGATGACGTCAGGTTCTTTGCCGCGGTGGCGTGGATGGCCACCAGTCGGGCTGCATCGGCCCGGCGGCCGCGGAGGGCCTGCACCGCCAGATCGTAGGCCGCCCGCTCGATCTCCTTCTGCCGCTCGTAGGCGCCCTGCGGTGAGTCGGTGGCCGCGGTTGCGGTGTCGACAGGCTGCGCTGCTTCCGCGGGCCTGTAGGGGCCTTCCTGCTCGATGGCCGGGTCTTCCTGCTCCGAGGCAGTGGGCGGGGTGTTCCTAGCTCGTGCCCGCACGTTCTTCTGGCGCCAGGCGTCGGCGGCTTCTGCGCTGTCGAGCGGCATCCCGCGGGCGACAAGCTGGGTGACGTAGCCTGATGTCAGGCCCGAGTGCATTCGGTATTCCTTCTGGGTCATGGCTTCAAGGCGTTGCGGATCTCGTCGGGCATCATCGAATCAGGCAGCGTGGCTGCGTACTGCAGCGCCCGGAACACGCCGTCCCGGCGGCTGTCGCGCTCGTTGGGCACGCAATAGGCCACAAGCTGCTCGGGCGGGGTGCCCCGCTTCATCAAACGAATGAACCACGCGGTGTTCGCCAGGCCGTACTGGTCGATCAAGAACTTAATGTGTTGTGGCATCTTTTTTATTGTATTGTCGACTTACTCACTCGGGAAGGAAGGGGTCTCGCGT